CTAGATGTCCAACATATGATTTTTCAATTCCTAAATCAGAGAAACAGCAACTTGCAAGTGACTTTTTTAAAAGTTCACTAAATATCTTAAAAACAGAAGATGTTGAATTTGATGCTGCAGCAGTTGCTGGAATTGTTAATAGACATTTTCCTGATTGGCGTAGGGTTGTAAATGAACTTCAAAGATACTCTGTTTCTGGAAAAATCGACGCAGGTATTCTTGTAGATATATCTGATGATAATATTAAAGAACTCATGAATTTCATGAAACAGAAGGAGTTTACTAATGTTCGCAAATGGGTTGTTAACAATCTTGACAATGATCCAAGTCGTTTGTTCAGGAATATTTATGATACTTTGTATGATCATATGGATGGTAGTAGTATTCCCCATGTTGTTGTTATATTGGGTGAATATCAATATAAATCAGCTTTTGTCGCAGACCAAGAAATTAATACTCTAGCTTGTCTTACTGAAATCATGGCAAGAGCGAAGTTTAAATGATTATTGTAGATGATTTATTAGATGATCATTATGCAGAATTGGTTCATATTCAAATGAGAACAGTTTCTTGGCAATACAATTATTCTTCTGTAAAAGGAAAACTAAATAAACATTGGCATGTGTTTTGTGGTCACGATATGGATGAGGTTGAAGACAATAATTTTGAATGGGCTTTGCCTATTTGGGAAAGTGTTAAACGAAAACTTAAACTAGAGGATTCATATAGAATTTATGATTTTGACCGTATGTATATGAATGCTCACACCTTCGGAACTGAACCACATATGCATACCGATGATGGTGACTATACTATGATATATTATCCAAGAATGGACTGGAAAAAAGAATGGAATGGTGGTACAATGATTAAAGATGAATTGTGTGATTATGTTGGTAATAGATTAGTTATGTTTCCTGCATCAGATAATCATCAAGCCATGTCATTGAGTCGTGATTGTTATGAATTGAGATCGGTGATTGTTTTTAAAACTAGTGCTGCAAAACATCAATACACACATTGGATGCAAAGTCTGGGATGAAAAATTATGTATGAATTGAAAGTTAAAAATGGAACGTATACAGCAGACAACTGGATAGCATTGTGGTGGGTAGTATTATGTCACCGCCTGTCTCATCTCCGTAAGGGTGAGGGATTTGCTGATTAATGTATGAACTAAAAGACTACCTCAATGCAATCAATCAAACTAAAGAACCTATTATGGATGGAGATGATGAAATGTGGGAAAAGAAATATCCCCCATTCGTTATAAATAAATGTTTACATGCTTTTCAGGATACAATTTTATTTGTAAATGAAATGAATCAACTCCCTAACACTGATAAAAAACTTCAGTTCGATTTTTACCTAAATAGTTTACGACCAAGAAAAAGATTCTCTCCTTGGTTGAAGGCGAAGAAATTAGAAAATCTAGAGTATGTTAAAGAGTATTATGGTTATAATAATGAAAAGGCTAAGTCTTCTCTTGATATATTAAATGATGAACAGATTTCCGCTATAAAACAAAAATTATATAAAGGTGGAAGACATGCAAGAAATGGAAGAAATTAATTGGTCGCAAAAAGATATGTTCGAAGTAACATTGAAGGAACCAGATGATTTTCTAAAAGTTAGGGAAACACTTTCTAGAATAGGTGTAGCATCTAAAAAAGAAAAAAAATTATATCAATCTTGTCATATTCTACATAAACAAGGAAAATATTATATTGTTCATTTCAAGGAACTTTTTGCTTTGGATGGTAAAAGAACAAATCTATCAGAGAATGATATTGCAAGAAGAAACACAATTGTGAATCTTCTTAATGATTGGGGTTTGGTTGGCGTTGCTGATGAAACAGGACCATCTGCTCCTTTGAGTCAAATCAAAATTATATCTTTTAGAGAGAAAAATGATTGGTTGTTAGAAACAAAATATAATATTGGTAAAAAACGAGAATCTTAATGGACAATTTCAAGTCTTTTATAACTGAAGCAAAGGAAGAACCATATCGTTTATTGATACTTTCTAGTAAACCAAAAAATCAACAGTATTTTCGTACAGCACAAAGGTTGGTGGATGAAAGTAAAAAGGCAGGCATTGAGTCTTATGTTCTATTCGTAGAATCTGGTAAAATCATAGATGGTAAAGCTTATCAATTTGATGATAAAAAAGGTTTTGAAATTGATTCTAGCAATACAGTAGCAATTGTTCGTGGTTCTGTTGCATCTAGAGATGCATGGATGGATATGGTTTCCCAACTAGAAAAGATGGGAATATGTTGTGTCAATTCAAGACGAACAATTGAAATGTGTGCTGACAAATATTGGACTTCGCTGCGATTATCTGATTCTGGTATACCTACTCCCAAAACTTCATTGTTACAGTCTGAGGAACAACTACAGAGTAGTCTAGATATCATTGGTGAAGACTATCCACTGATTTTAAAGACGTTACGTGGTTCTAAAGGTATTGGTGTTATTTTTATAGAATCTAAAAGACAACTTAGTTCCTTAGTACAGTTACTATGGAAACAAGATGCCGAAACAGAAATTCTATTACAAACATATATTAAATCTGATTTTGATGTACGTGTAATTGTTCTCAATGGAAAAATTCAAGCTACAATGCGTAGAGATGTTCTAAAGGGTGATTTTAGAAGTAACTATTCTAGAGGTGCTAAAGTAAAACAATATAAACTATCTGACGAGGAAATTAGTATATGTTTGAAAGCTGATAAAGCTGTAAATGGCGTATGGACTGCTGTAGATTTCATTAAAAAAGGTAAGGATACTTTTGTACTTGAAGTGAATAGTTCTCCTGGCACTGAAGGTATTGAAGAAGCAACTGGTAATAATATTCTTAAAGAATTGATAGAACATTTCAAGAATAAATCAAATTGGAGATATACTGCACTAGAAATTGGCCATAGAGAAATTGTATCAATAAAACCTTTTGGTGAAATACAAGCAAAATTTGATACAGGCAATTCTGCATCAGCTTCAACTATACATGCTGATAAGATTGATGTTAATGGTAAAAAAGTTACTTGGTCATATAACGGTAAAACATTGACAAGCAAACTTCAAAGAACTGTAAAAGTTGATGTTGGTGGGTTGAACAATTATACAGAAGAAAGATATGCTATTTTGTTAGATATAGAATTTGCTGGTTCAATCTATAAAGATGTTGAAATACTATTAGACAATAGAGAAGGTCGAAGTCCATTGCTATTTAATCGTGATTTTATGAGGCGATCAAATGTGATGGTAAATCCATCAAGAAAATATATCGTTACTACACCATTTACCCTTGACAAATAATATCAATCATGGTATACTTTTATAATGAACTTCTACACAAATGTTATTCAGTGGGGCAACACTCTTCTTGTAAGAGCAGTTGAAAATAATCAACGAGTACAAAAAAGAATTCGATATGAACCAACACTGTTTGATCTTGTAAATAAACCAACAGGATACAAGACTCTCGACGGTAGACATGTTCGGCCTAATAAATTTGATTCTATTCGTGATGCTAAAGATTGGTATAACGACAGAAAAGACCAAGACATTGTGTTTGGTAATAATCAATACAATTATTGTTATATCTCTGACCAACATCCAAATGATGTTAAATGGGATATAGACAAACTATTAATTGTAACGATTGATATTGAAGTTGAATGTGAAAATGGTTTTCCAAATCCCCAAGATGCAGCAGAACCATTGCTTTCAATCACGATAAAAAATCATCAAGACAAGAAAATAAAAGTCTGGGGATTACATTCTTTCGAAAATGATCGTGAAGATGTAACTTATATTCATTGTAATAATGAACGTGATTTGTTTGAACGTTTTCTTTATGATTGGCAATTAATGTGTCCTGATGTAATTACAGGATGGAATACAGAATTCTTTGATATTCCATATCTTTGTAATCGTATTAGAAATATCTTTGGTGAAGAATCAATAAACCGTCTATCGCCTTGGCAACAAGTTCAAGAGCGTGAAGTTTATAAGATGGGCCGTAAACATCAGATTTACAATATCTATGGTGTTGCTGCTCTTGACTATCTTGACTTGTATCGTAAGTTTACATACACAAACCAAGAACGTTACACACTGGATCATATTGCATTTGTTGAACTGGGTGAACGTAAAGACGGTAATCCATATGAGACATTCAGAGAATGGTATCAAAAAGATTATCAATCTTTCATTGAATACAACATCAAAGACGTTGAGATTGTCGATAATCTAGAAGACAAAATGCGACTGATTGAGTTGTGTTTGACTATGGCTTATGATGGTAAAGTTAATTATACTGATGTTCTTGGTACAGTTCGTTATTGGGATGTTGTAATTTACAATCATCTAAGAAAAAAGAATATTGTTATTCCAAGAAAAACGGAATCAAAAAAGACTGAAAAATTTGAGGGTGCTTATGTAAAAGTTCCACAAGTTGGTATGCATAATTGGATAATGTCTTTTGATTTGAATTCATTGTATCCTCATTTGATTATGCAATATAATATTTCACCAGAAACTTTGGTGAATAGTGGAGACGACATTGTTGAAGGTATGGTTGATAAAATCCTAGAAGGTAAAACCACAAACAAATCTTCATTGTGTATGACTCCAAACGGTGCATTTTTTCGGAAAGACACGAAAGGATTTCTGCCGCAATTAATGGAGAATATGTATAATGATAGAGTCAAGTATAAAAAACTTACGCTTGAAGCTAGACAACAATTTGAAGACACTGGAGACAAAAAACTTCTCAAAGATATATCCCGATATAACAATATCCAAATGGCAAAAAAGATTTCTCTCAATTCAGTTTATGGGGCAATTGGGAATAGTTGGTTTCGGTATTATGATCTTATGGTTGCTACAGCAATTACAACTTCTGGTCAATTATCTATTCGATGGATTGAAAAAAGTATTAACACTTATCTTAACACAATTCTAAAAACAAAGGAGATTGATTATGTTGTTGCGTCAGATACGGACTCTGTATATATCACTTTTGACAAATTGGTTAATAAAGTGTTTAATGAGGGAGCTGAAACTGAAAAAGTTATCGCCTTCTTGGATAAAATTGCAAAAGAGAAGTTGGAACCATTTATTGATAATTCTTACAAAGTTCTTGCTAAAACAATGAATGCATATTCCCAAAAGATGGAAATGGGAAGAGAGGCAATTGCAGATAAAGGTATATGGACTGCAAAGAAAAGATATATTCTAAATGTTTATGACATGGAAGGTGTTCGATACAAAGAACCAAAACTGAAAATCATGGGTATTGAAGCAGTCAAGTCATCAACTCCTGCACCATGCCGTGATAAGATTAAATCAGCACTCAAGATTATTATGAGTGGTGATGAGAAAATGTTAAATGATTTTATACAAGATTTTCGTGAAGAGTTTATGAAACTTGACCCGAAAGAAATTGCGTATCCAAGAAGTTGTAATGGTGTGCAAAAGTTTAAAGGTGAATCGTCATTGTTTGGTAAGGGTGCTCCTATTCATGTGAAAGGTGCAATATTGTATAATCATCTGGTGAGCAAACACAAACTAGAAAACAAATATCCTCTTATACAAGAAGGTGACAAAATTCGTTTTATTCATATGAAACAACCAAACATATATCAATCATCAGCCTTTTCTTTTATGACAGAAGTTCCAAAAGAACTTGACATTGTGAGTAAAATAGACTATGATACACAGTTCGAGAAGAGTTTTATTGAACCATTGAAATTCATCACAGAAAAAATACTTTGGCACATTGATGACAGTTATGGTTCGCAGAATAGTTTAGAGGATTTTTTTGGGTGATTTTGAATAAAACAGATGCACTTTAAGCAGCCAATGTATTTGTAGATTACTTTGCTAGTTTTGGAAGAATTGATGATTACCTTCGCAAAGTAAAACTTGAAAGAATGTCCAACTATCCCACATCCTTGCCTGGCATGGGCCCTCAAGATAATATGTTTGATGATTTTTCTATGCATCCAAATGATATGGATTTTGTGTGTAAAGAAGTTACCACAGAAGTTTTTGTAAACTATCTGGAGATTGTAACCTCTCATGCAGTAGAAGTATCGGTGCCAGGTAAAGCTATTAAGTGGGTTGTGTATGAAAAAAACACTGGCAAGATTGCTGGTTTTATTCGTCTTGGTTCACCAACTATTAACTCAAAGCCTCGCAATATGTTTCTAGGTAAACCGTTAGATACATATAGTAAAAAAGTCATGAAACGTTTCAATGACTCTACCATCATGGGTTTTATTATTGTGCCAACTCAACCATTTGGTTTTAATTATCTTGGTGGTAAACTCTTGGCTGCAATTTGTTGTTCACACTTGACAAAAGATGCACTGGACAAAAAGTATGGTGGCCCATTTTGTATGTTTGAGACTACCAGCTTATACGGCTCAACAAAATCTAGTTCGCAATATGACGGTATGAAACCATTTCTACGTCATAAGGGTGAAACTGTATCTGACTTTGCTCCGCTCATCAATGATGATAATTTTCATAGATTGAACGATTGGTTCAAAAAACGTAATTTTGATATTGATGAAGATGTTGAAGGAAACTTAGATAAATTTCTTGTAGAAGATGTCAATATAACATTTAATCATATCAACAACGGTATGCCATTGATTGACCCACAGGCATCAAGTCGTAAATTGAAAACACAAACAAAAATGATAAGTATTATTAAATCATCACTCAAGGGCGTAGACGATGATGCATATAATAAGTTTGTACAAACCTACCTTGATGCAAAGGGATTGACTGAACAGAAACGTGCGTATATGTCAGATTATGGCTTTGACAATGTGAAAGAATATATGAACATGGAAACGAATGAACTACGCAAGAAAGATAACTATGACCGTTACAGTTTTGATGGTGTAGTAGAATGGTGGCGTAAGAAAGCTGTTAATCGTTTTGAAACTCTCAATAGTGATGGCCGCCTGAGAACAGAACTAGAAACGTGGAATATGAGTGATGACATTGATATCATCCGTTGAACATAAAAAATATATAAAAATAGAATCCAAAAATTATATTAAGTGGGCTGCATGGATTTTGGAATATGAACAATACAAATACCCAGAAGATTTGGATATGGTTTCTAAATTGATTGTTGATAATTTAGAAATAAAATTTTGTCCACCAAGATTTAGAGAACTTAATTTAGATAATCCATTGTTTGGGCATTGTTATCATGTAACTCAGGCAATGTATTACTTTTTTAAAGATGCAAATCTTAAAACAATGAGTGCAAAATGTGAAGGCCCAGCAGGACAACATTGGTGGTTGCAAGATGATGATAAGATTATTGATATAACTGCTGCTCAATATGATGCATTTGATTTTGAACCGCCGTATAATAAAGGAAAAGACACTAAATGGTATGGATGGAAAAATAGACCACACAGAAGGTCACAAGATTTGATGTTGTTGGTCCAACCTTCTGCAAAATTATATTTTAAAAAATATAGAGATAAACC